GAATACATGGGTATGAGTTGGTATTCAAACATACAGGCGGGGAATGTAGACATGCCGGTGAAAACCTTGCTTGGCGAACCGACAACACTGTAGGTACTACACGAGACGCCTTTAACTGGTGGATGAGCTCAGAGCCTCATCGTAAAGCTATACAAGATTCTAAATACACGAAAACGGGCATAGGAATAAACAAAGATGTCGTAGTCCAGCACTTCTGCCAACCATAAATAACATCTTCTACTGAGTCTCTCTCCTTATAAAAATAAGGAGATTTTTTATGGGCTATAGAAGTTGGTTACAAGGTTATGTAAACAATCACCCAGATCAAAACACAAGGTCTCAAGGACAAGGGTTGCTAAACGTCGTCGGCGATGACATGGGTATCGACCGTAACTTTCTATCTGGCAATGTAGGCAATGGTGGCAATTTTCGTAAAACAGGATGGTTTGGTAATCACACCTGGGTAAAAGGCGGTAATGGTGCTCTATATAAAAATGACGAAATTAGTGGCATTAATGACCGTTTTAAGCAGCTGTATTATGCGGATATGGCTAGGGCTGGCCAAACAGGCAATAACGACCAAGGAGACAACACTCAAGGTCCTGGCGGCGGAGGTGGCGGCGGTGGCGGTTTCAACCCATTCGCTGCTCAAGAAGCTAGAAACAAGGCAGACGCTATCGCTAAGTACGATGACGAGATTAACCAAGCTAACTCAGCTATCAACCGTCTAGGCGGGCAGGAAGCCGTCGGTATTGCTAATGCTGGAAAAGCTAAAGACCGCGCATGGCAAGAAAACGAAAACAGCTTCAATGAGTCAACTGGTCGTTACAACATGAACACCAAAGACGCAATTGACAATATTAAAAAGACACGCGACCAAATCGAAAGCGACACAGCAACTAAGGTTCGCTCAGCTAAGGGTATTCTAGCGGCTGGTGGTGCAGGAGATAGCTCATTCGCTAAGACTGTAGCACCTTATGAGATCGCTAAAGCCGCCTCAAAGCAGCAAGGCGAAGCTCAGGACGCATACGCTAAGAACCGTCGAGATATGGACGTCAATTATTTCGCAGTGAAGAATGCTTACAACAAAAACAAAGACGACATTCAGAGCGAATATGACAACCGTGTGAACAGCGTGAAGCAAAAGGTGGCACAATCTCGTGCTGAACTACTAGACCGCATTAGAAGCGCTAACGTGGGCAAACAGACGGCAAATGGTTCAAGTATGGCAGCTGCTATCGCAAGCCAGCAAGGTACACGCGACCAAATCAACCGTTTGGGCACAGAAGTTGACGAATTAGGACGTGATCGCAGTATTCCTATCCAAAAAGTGGACTGGAAAGCACCAGACCTTGCGACATACGACCCTAAGGACGTTACTGTCAAGGATAATTCAGAGATTGGTGGTGTAAATGATGAGATTTCACCAAACTTGCGCCCAATCTTAAGCGACGAAGAGAAAAAGAAAAAGCAAGAATTAATGTAGGGAGTATTAGGAGATGGATTTTTTTCAAAGAATAGGCAACTTTTTTCAAGGAAAGGGCTGGGTTAGTGATGAGGAAAAACGCCGTAAAGAACAGCAAACACAACCTCAGAATAAGCCAGCAGTTACTTTTAAGCAGGACCCTGTCTTAAATAACTTAAACAAGGCACCTAGCTTTGGTAGTCCATCTCCTACTCAAGGACTTTTTCAGCAAAAACCTCAAACAGATACAGTACCTAAAACAGATACGGTACCTAAAGTAAATACAGTACCAACGGCAAATCAATTCACTAAGCCTGTTATTCCTGAGATTAAGCCAGAAATCCCTCAGAAGACTATAAATGACGCCCCTAAGGTACTGACCCCTCAAGGGCAACAAGACTGGGTAAACAAAGAAAACAAGCAAATCCAAACTCAAAACTTAGTAAACAAACCTATAATTACACCTAAAAAACCTACATATTTTGATTATTTGAACCCATTTGGCGAGCATGGTCTGTTCGGTGCAAAACAACAACAAAACTTTAAGAGAACAATAGAAAAGCCAATCACAGACAATGTTAACAAGTTCAACAACTGGATTGACTCTTCAGATAAAGAAAAAGGATTCCAATGGAGCGACCCAGGAGATTATTTACGATTTGCAGCTAAAATACCTGGTGGTATGGTTCAAGGGCTAGCAGAAGCCCCAAGTAAAGCAGCTAACGCAATTACAGGTCTAGAAGCGGATGAGAACGGCAAAGTAAAGCAATTAAACGGTGTTCAGAGGTTCGGTAAAGGGCTGGATGCAGGCATTTCAGTAGGTGGATTAGGATTCGGCGGTTCAGGCACACTTCTTCGTAGCTTAGCAGGCAAGGCGACGGGTAATGTATTAAAAGAAGGCGCAAAACAGGGTATTGGTCGTACTGTATTAAATGGTACAAAAAACCTAGTTAAGGATTCACTTAAAGAAGGTGCAGAAGAAGTTACACAGACGTTTGCACAAGACCTAGCAGATGACGGCAAGATAAACATGAATAAAGACGCCTATATCCAATCTGGGGCGTTTGGCGCTCTCGGAGGTGGTATGATGCATGGTGCTGGTCGTGCTGTAAATGGTGTAAAGGGAATGGTAGGAAATAGGATTAATCCCTATGGAGAGAATGGTGTTGGGATTAACAGACTATCTCCAAGCCAAATGAAATACAACGCAGCCGAAGTTGTGGGCGGCATAACTGGGGATACGAGAAAACGTCTCAGTCAAGCAGCTTTTGGTGATCTACAGAAGGCGCGAACTGGCAATCCGTACCGAACAAGCGATGGAATGGATGTGGAACTGAGTAAAGCAGGTAATAGAAAATACACGAGTACAGGAGCTCGTGCTATTAATGATAATTTTATAGTTAAACAGCGCTTGGCGCCTCAAATAGATGAGGTTATTGCGAAGTCTAAGCTTATTGATAGCGCTGAAGACACCAAGAATCACGGAATAGCACCTGATGGGTTTGATTACAGAGAAATTCCTGTGCGATATAGGGGTAAAGATTATGTGTCAACAATAGATATTGCAAAGAATAATACAACAGGGCGCAATACTCTTTATGAAGGTAATGTGCGAAGCCAAGAAAAAAGCCACCCAGGTGACCTTAATGGTGCGCCCCGTGGACAAGCCGAACGGGGACTGGGCGACTTTTCTAATGAAAATGTAACACAAGAAGCCCAGAATGTCAATGAAGACGTTAAATACAAGCTCAATCCAGAGTATGAAGCGCAAGTCAGAGCGTATAACGAACACATAACACGTCTACGCCAACGTGAAGAATACTTACGCGGTCAAGGAATGAGTGAAAATGCTCCAGCCATGATTAACCTACGTAAAGCTCAAGAGCAAGCTATATACGCCAGAGATCATATCGGTGAGGTAGATGAGAACGGATTGAAGTATAAATTAAGCCCAGAACAAGAAACGTTCTTTAAGGACTCTAAGATCCGAGACGAAAATGGCAATCTTAAGACTGTATACCACGGAACAAGCACAGACTTTAACCAGTTTGATCCTGATAAGATACAACAGGATAACTTGGGTAAAGGTTTTTACTTTACAGACAACAAAGACATAGCAGATAGTTACGCTAGCAGAAGGACTCGCGAAAGAGGGGGCGACCGCAAAGTTGTAGAGGCATTTTTGAACATTAAGAAGCCCTTCGATCTAAACTATCAGCCTAGAGAGGTTGCTTTGGATTATTTAACCCATTACTTTTTAAGCCAGGGTAAAACTAAAGAAATGGCGCTAAGGAATGCTGAGGATCTCTTAAACAGCAGTTTAGCTAGCGGTGATATTGTAGATAATAATTACGATATTGTGTTTGACACTAGCGAGCCAGAATTCCAAACTTGGGCAAGAAATAATGGCTATGATGGATTAATAGTCCCAGGCAGAGATAAAGCAAGTGGGGCAAGTGGCGACGCTGTTGTTGCCTTCAAGCCAGAACAGATCAAATACACCGATAACCTAAGTCCAACTGACAATCCAGATATGCGGTATAAGCTAGGTGCCAAAATGCAGGAGTTAGCTAGCCAAAACAAGCTACTAGCACGCCACCTACAACTGACAGGCGATGAAAACCTTGTCTTCAATGAGTGGCAGAATGAAATGCAGAAGAAAGCATTAGGCTACTACGATCCAAAGACTGACCAAATCAACCTAAATAAGCTTACAGAAGACACTCTAAACCACGAATTAGGACATAAATTACTTACCCGAGTAGAGAACAAACAAGACCTATTAAACTCTATCCGTGAGTCTTATGGAGATGAATATTTAATAAACAAATATGGCAGTCAATATGGAAACGACCTAAACCTACTAGCAGAAGAGCAACTAGCCGACGGATTCAGCGATTATTATAACGGAAGATTAAAGGGTGAAGATAAAGTACGTCTAGGTACTAGATTAGGTATTCCTCAAAAAGTCTTAGCAATATATGACCGAATTACTGAAGCTATTATGGGACTCGTTGGTAAACAAGACGCTATTAAACAATTCTACGCTCAAATGGAGACGGGGAAGTTCAAAAACGAGGTGTTCGGAAATACCGAACAGTTGCCAGCGTATAAGCTTCAGGAAACTATTAACGAAATGGAAGCCAAACCTAAACCTAGAATGACTAGGGAGCTAAGGGATGCTATAGACGAGTTTATATATGAGAATATAGATCCAAAACTGTTCTTAGAGCATAATGACACAAATATCCTCGGAAGTCATGGATTGACGTGGAGTATCCCACGCCTACATGTAGACGACCTAAAACACTACCTAGGAAAGGAGTTGGCTGGAGACCTACCGTCTAACTATAAACGCCGTACTGGTAAGCGAGATATCGATACAGTAGCTCAGGAAATGGGATATGACGACATCGATACGTTTATCGATGAAATTAAGCGAGTAGCTGAAGCACGTCGTGCAGAAAGAGAGCGAAAAGCCCTATTGGCAGAGTGGCGTAGGGATCCAGATGTCATTGAAGAAGCTCAGAAGATGCTTGCAGAGCGTCATGCCGAAGAAGCTAAGGTAGAGGCTGAGAAGAAAATAGAAGAAGCTCAGATGATTGCAGAGCGACATGTAGAAGAAACACCCAAACCACCGACAAACGCAGAAAGGGTCTCTTCTATTGAACCAGCTGACATTAATAATGATGACTACGTAAACGAGCTAGTCAAAGATCAAAGAGCAGCCCGTAAAGGCGAACAACCTACCCTTAGAGAGCGTTGGCAAGACTTCAAAGCAGATATGCGTGAGAAATTCGTGGACAGATTTGCCCCAATCGAAGATAGAATTAAAAATCAATCTGAACAATTAGAAATGCGAAACGCCCTGGATAGGACTTTGCGTGCAGACGGTATATCAGAAGCGTTTATTCGAGATAACAATTTTGATAAGTTAATTACTGGATTTAAGAATAAAAAAGAATTACAAACGTTTGAACAGGCGTTAATTGCTAAGCACGCCCTGGAATTAGAATCTAATGGAGTAGAAACAGGACGAGATCTTGCAAAAGATAAAGCTCTTATAAAAGCTACGGATAAGCGATTCGCCAAAGAATTCAAACAAGTAAGAGAATATTCTGATAAAATTTTACAGCAAACAGTAGATTACGGACTTATCAGTCAAGATACTGCCAATTATTTGAGGAAGAAATATCCAGACTACATACCGTTTGACCGTATATTCTCTGACAAAGAAATAAACACTCAAATGAAACATGGAGTAGGTGTTGGAGAAGCTAGTTTAAGCACTCAGAGTATTATCCAACGTATTGAAGGGTCATCTCGATTAATCGATAGCCCATTAAACGCATTGATTACAAAAACTCAAGACATGGTTCGACAGGGTGAACGCAATAAAACAGCTGAGCTTCTAGCAAGTTACGCTAAAGACCCTAAGAACCCATTCCAATTACGAGAATTAAAGCCTGATGAGAGTGCAGATGGACGACCAACTATCAGCTACTTAGATAATGGTAAAAAGCGTACATTCTTAGCCGCTCCTGAAGTAGCTAAAGCCGCTAAAAATATGAACCGTGAGCAGATGAATATCGTATTAAGAGCTTTGGCAACACCTGCTCGTGTGCTGAGAATGGGCGCAACGACAGTCAACGCAGGCTTTACTATGGCTAACGTCGTAAAGGACTTTGTGGGCGCTACTATCAACTCTAAGGGCGGGATTAATTCAATGAACCCTAAGACTCTTGCTGAGGCGATAGGTGCAGGATTCCACCATAAGGGCGATCTTTATTTAGAAATGCAACGAGAAGGTGTAGTGGGTAATAGTTATGAAATCCTACGCAACGCCTCTGAATTAAATCTAAATGAGATACGTAGCCATAAGAATCTGGCTACACGAGCTCTTCATAACCTAAAATCACCACTACGAACACTAGAAAACACTATTGGGCGCAGTGAAGATATCGGACGAGCAATTCAGTATGTCTCAAATAAAAAATACGCCAAGCGAAAAGGCATGAGTGAATCTGAAGCCGTGAAGTTTGCAGCCGACCAAGCAAGGTGGAACTCTACAAACTTTGCCAGAAGCGGAACATACGGCAAAACTATAAACGCTGTAGTGCCTTACTCAAATGCAAATATCCAAGGTCAACGTATTACCTTACGTCGAATGAAAGAAAACCCAGTAAGGTATACAGCAAAAATCACTATGGGAGTAGTAGCCCCAACAATTGCCGTTCTAGCATGGAACTACGCTGACGAAGACCGCAAAAAAGTCATGGAGAATATCCCTGACTATGTGAAAGAAAATAACGTAGTCGTTGTTGGCCGTAATGCGAAATACAACAAAGAACAAAACAAGTGGGAAGGTGTATATCTAGTACCAGTACCACCTCAATTCTCACCACTTCACCGCCAATTAAATAATATGGTAGCAAGTACGATGGCAGGCAAGAAGTTCGATATGGTAAAAACTGGTGGAGATGCAGTGGAGCAGATTACGACAGTCAACCCAACCGAATTAAGGCGAACAGGTGCTCAATATATACCACAAGCCGCAAAACCACTAGTAGAGTTATTTGCTAATAAGAATCTGTTTACAGGTCAAGAAATTGTACCAGAAGCAATGAAAAACCTTGAACAGAAAGACCAGTGGGATAGTAGCACGAGCCTCACAGCCCGAAAAGTCGGTGAACTTACAGGTCTTAGCCCTAAGCAAATAGACAACGCGTTTAGAACGTCTACAGCGGGCGGTGGACAGAACCTGCTTCACGGTATGGATTTTGCTATAGCAAAGGCTACAGGGGCTTCTGATGACGAAATAAAGGGTAGAAGTATGTTAGACTCAGTCGTTGGACGATTCTACGCGCCAAAAGGTACAAGCCAAAGTTCATACTTCTACCAATCATTAGAACAAGCCTCTAAGGATAATAAGCTTGTCGGTGACGATTTAGCATTCTTCAAGGCTCTAACTACTCGAAAATACAACGGAGACGGTAGCGTAGAGGGCAAAACAGAGGGTGATGTCTTAATGAACAACCGAATTCTAGCAAATAAGCCAAACATAGTTAAAGCCCTCAGTGAGGCGGCTAAGTGGCGCTCAGCACAAACAGGTGAAGAGCTAGACCCTCTATACAAACTCCCAGTCGACAAACAACAGTACTTCTATCACTTACAAGGTTCACCAAAGAACGGTGCCGAGCAGAGAAAACTGAAACAAGACGCACCTTGGCTAGAAGATTTCCAAAAAGAAAGAAGTGCATACTTTAAGCGTCAAGACTTCAAGTCTGGAAAGAGTAATCGAGTACCTTATCCAGAGGTAAGTGATGAACTACAAGCCACTCTAAAAACATATCACGATATGCCAAGTAGCCCTCAGAAATGGGCATTCTTGGACGCTCACCCTGAATTATCTGATCACTACAAACAAATAGAGGATTACAACAATAAGGTGAGAGAGGCTCAAGGCTACGCTCCACTGCGAACCCGCCCACAGCAAAGTCAGTACGTAAAAATGCAAATGGCTAATAAAAACTGGCGAGACCCTGCCGTTGCTAAATATTTACAGGATCTGAATGTTTACAACATCACGAATTCGGCTTCTCTGGCAGAAATGCAAGGCGAAGAACTATCTCCTAAAGCCCTAAAGGCTATACAGAGTGTAGGAAAGTATGGACTAGTTAAGAATCCAGACGGAACATTCGCTCTTAAATACCCAGACGGTCAAGGTACTAACGAATCTCATATTCAAGCAGGCGCTGTAGATATGAGTAGCTTCGGCAGGAGAAGAGGCGGAAGAGGTGGCTCATCAAACGGTGGTATCAAAACTTCTACAGACACCCTTAAACTGTCAAACGCTACAGCTCTAGGTATGAATGCCTTCAAAAAGAATAAGGGCGGGTTACCACAGTTCTCAGTTAGGGCTATTCAGAAGAGCGACCTATTAAAATCACGCAAACCAAGGAGCAGGGCAGTTACATTTAGGTAGTTTTGTGGTAAAATAAGAATAATTCTAATCCACCGAAGTGCTTGGCGATTGGATACATAAAAATAACAAGTGGTTATTTGTGTATTCGCTCCCAAGCACTTTTTCATGAATAACCACGGAAAGGTGGATTTCATGAATTTATCAGAGGTGATAAATCTTGCCTACCAAATGGCAACAGGAAAAACAAAAACACTAAGTGTGGGTAACTCTAAATATGAGAGGATGCTCAATATCGCTAACATGGCAAATATGCAATGGGAAAGCGAGCCAGACGTTATATGGGGTTCATTGTGTGAAGATAGGGAAATAGGTGTAATTGACGATAATACGTCATACAAGCTTCCAGAAGACGTTAGAACAGTAGATTTCCGTAAGTTTATAACACTAAAGAAAGACGATAAGACTTGGACTATCCCATTTATCTCCCCTCAGCTGTTTAAGAACGGTTGTTATGGCGCTTTACAGCTAGGTTGGAAGTTAGATTTTAATGGATTAACTGAAGAAATGAAGGGCGCGAAAATCATTGCGCCAGTTATTCGTCGTACTAAAAAATTGGTAGAACCAGAAGACAAAGTAGAAGTAGATGACCCTTATTGGCTAATTTATATGATGGCTGCTGAGTTCGTTAGAAATAGCCGCACCAAATCTAATCAATACGGGAATCTAGTTACTCTAGCTCAATCTTCTATGGCAGGGATGAAGAGTCGCAATGGTTATAAGTTTGACGAAGTAATTCGAGAGGATGTTTGGATATGATAACTCCCCCTAGAAGTACTGCTCAGCCAGAAATTAGTAGATTAAGTATTAAGTCTTGGAACAAAGGCTACATATCTGCTATGGATGCGGGACGCATGCCTAATAGTGGTCTGCTAAAGATGACCAACGCTATGCTAAGGCAAAATGGAACCGTTGCTCCTCGCCCAGGCACTAGGCAATACGGGGACACTCTACCTGGGGAGATCTTAGGTTTTGATGAATATGTTGAAATTGTTGGTAATAAGCGAGTAACTAAACTCTTAGCTATCGTGAAAGACGGTGAGAGAGCCCACGCTTATACAGCACTAGATGGCAAAAACTGGGTGAAGATTGACGGAGCAGACTATAACGGAGAGGCTTATCCTACTTTTACTCAAGTTAGGGATAGAGTGGTTATCACCAACAGTAAAGACTATTTGTCTTACTATGATATCCAAAAGAAAAAGAATGTTCGACCAGAGGCTTTACCAACTGTTACTGGGGTAAAGGCAGAGGCTGTAGGTATGGCTGGCACAAATGAAACGCTATATTACTGTGTAACTGCAGTCAAAAACGGAGAAACAGCAAGAAGTGATTCTGCAAGCGTCAAAGTGAGTAAGGGGCGTACCGAATGGCGAGGGAAGAATGTTGATAAGACAAAAGGTCAAGCTGAAGAGTATGTAAAAATCACTTGGAACAAAATCAAAGACGCTGAATATTACATTCTCTACTGTGGGATATCTCCAACAAGCCTCCGAATGATGGATATTGTCGGTCAAATCAACGACACCGCATCAACTCAGTCATATGAAGATGTGGGGCAGAAGATTCTCAATCCAAACGTTATTCCACCTAATTCAAATAGCACAGCAGGAGTTAAAGCCGCACGATCGGTACTTGTAGCTAGTCGCTTATATCTTTTAGGCGACGAAGATGACCCTTGGAAAATAACTTTTGGTGGTGCTGATCCTGATACTATGTTAGACTTCTCGGCGTTTGCTGGTGGCTATATCCGAATCAATGCAGGTTCAAAAGAAATACCTGTTGCAATGCGTCCATTTAGAAACGGTAAAGGTGATGCTGTGCCGATGGTTCTATGCTCAGAAACTAATGGTAATGGTAGTTTGAAATATCTACAATCATCAAGCATGCAATTAGATTCTACAAATATCCAATGGATAAGCGTGATTGACGATAATGGACGAGATGGAACAGACGCACCAGATTCAGTTGTGGTCTATAATAACGCACTTATTTACATCTCTAAGACTGGATTCAAAACGACCCTCACTAAACCTCAAATGCAGAACGTTTTATCTACCGATAGCCTGACAGACAACATTCAGCCTGACGTTGAACGCTTAAATAGTAATTTTATTCATAAATCTATCGGTCTAGAGGTGAACGGTATGATTTATTTTGCCGTGCCAGTTGGTAGCGAAAAATTAAACCAATTATGGGTACTGGATATGAAGCGTGGCGGTGTTTGGTGTATGCCTTGGGTGATAGGCGACATTAATGACTTAAAAGTTTACGGAAGTAGCGACGGAAAAACACGCGTACTTCTAGCTATCGAAGACAAGCTTATCGAGCTAACTGATGAAGTAAAAATGACAGACAGCGGAAAGCCGTTTATCACTGATATAGGCTCAGGGGTTGTGAAGTTTTCTGAAGATGGCGCGATGTGGACAAGCCTAGTGGATATTACATTTATTTTGCTCAAACCTACAGGAACCATTAACTTCTCAGTATCTGGAAAAACCGAAGACGAACCACTTCAGCCGTTCTTAAACTTCAGCAAAAACTTTACCCCAAAAACTGTCCCAATTGGGTGGTGTACTACTTCAGGCTGGAATAGCCCTCTGGGTTGGGGATTTGTGCCAAAAAAATATAAATCATCAAGCGGTGAGGTGAGGCTATCAATCACTAAGGATATTGACGAAGACGTGAACTGGATTCAGTACTCAGTCGCGGCGAATGAAGCAGGGGCAGACTTTGAGCTGTCTGACGTAATAATCCAACACATACCGATAGGAGTAATTTTTGAGGAGGACGAAGATGAATAAAAACAAAAAAGGAGAGGTTATGGAACCAGAAGTATCAGCAAAAGAATTTGGGGCGTTAGAAGCGGACGTCAGACACATTAAGGAGGGTGTAGACAAACATACTATTACGCTAGAGCGAATTGAAAATATCGCACGAGCTAATGTTACTCAATCACAACTTAAAACATACATCGCGGAACACGAAAAAGAATCAGAAGAAAAATACGTAAAACGTACTGAAATCGAAGGCGTTATGAATTTTTGGAGCCTGGTAACAAGCAACCTAGCAAAATTATTTGCTATAGCACTTGTAGGGCTAGCGATTTATGCAACTAATAACTTAATTCAGCAAAACAAAGCCGTTACGGAATTACAAGAAGAAGTTCAACAAACAGTAAGGAGGAAATAATATGATAGAAAAAGCACTAGCTTGGTTTTACGCACGTAAAGGTCGAGTTTTTTACTCAATGGAAAGTCGAAATGGTCCAAATTCGTATGACTGCTCAAGTTCTGTATATCACGCTCTAAAAGAAGCAGGACTTTTACCGTCTAGTTATTGGATTGGCAATACAGACACCTTATTTGACGCCTTAGAGAAGAACGGCTGGGTACGACTGCCTGAGGACGTTAACGGCGAGGCAGACACGCAACGCGGCGATATCTTTATCTGGGGTATTCGCGGCAATTCAGGTGGCGCGTTGGGTCATACAGGAATGTTTGTCGACGCAGATAACGTAATTAACTGTCGCTATCAGGCAGGTATTGTGATAGATAATCACGACTGGCTCTGGAGTGCCTCAGATTGCCCACCATATGCATTTTACAGGTACGTAGGTAAACCTCAAGAAGCAAAGCGTGTAGCACTTCCTGAAGTCTACTATGCAGACGAAGTAGCAACTGTATTCGACCTACGACAAATTAGGTGTAACCGATTGATTGACGAGTTCGATTGGGGAGACAATGGCGTACCTGTTTCTGTAGCTGTAAAGACAGATAAAGACGGCTACTTACTTGACGGCGAGATAAATACAGGAGATTACTTCCGAATCGTTGGCAGCACAGAGGTGCTAGACGAAACTACCGAGAATAACAAACGCTATCTACAACTGAAAATGGCTAATGACGGAATCTGGGTATTAGCAGAACGAGTACGCGGACTAGCGAACGGAGATGCAGGCACGCCACGACCAGAAAAACGCCCTGCAGTAGTTACACCTGCCACGAAATATGAAGTAGAGGGAAAGCCAGAGATTATAGCACCACAACCTACCAACGAAGATGTTATGAGGTCTATCGCTAAATTAAGTCAAGACATCGCTAAGAATAAAAGCCTATTAGAGAAGATTATCGATTTTCTGATGAGTATTTTTAAGTTCAATAAATAAGGAGGAAATATGGAAAAGATTAAATTATTATTCAGTTCAGAAACAAAAAACGGTCGAGCAATGAGGACATTTTTGCAAGGGCTACTGGGAGCTATGGCAGCATTTACAGCATTGTACAGCAGTCCTGAATTCGGCAAGTTTATCACAAGCTTGGACAGTCTAACAGGACACACGGTATTCTCAGCAGTTATTGCAGTTATTGCCGCAGCTATTAGCCGATTGATGCCAGTCATCGGCGCGGTTGTCGAGATGTTAAAGGAAAAATATAAGGAGAAAAAAGATGCTTAGAAAAGCTTCAGCAGACGGTAAAATACCAGCAGACGCAAGGCTCACCTCTCAAAAAGAAAAAGGCGCTCAAAGTATCTCAGTAAGTACAGTTGAGGGTTGGAGAATTGGTGAAGAGCAAGACTTTGTTATATATGAAGTAAACTCAAACAATGAGGTCATAGCTGGGTCTGTAACTTCATGGAAAGGCGTTTCTGCGTCAAATGGAACTATAGCAAACTTAACAATAACAGGCGGTATAGATAGGTTGTATCCAATCGGAGCAGTAGTTACGCCAACAACTACTTCTGCTTGGGCGAATGATTTAATTTCTGGTTTATTAAAATCTCATAACCCAGACGGCACACTGAAAGAATCAGCACTGCCAGCTATCAAGCCACAGGTAATTCCTAATAAGTCTATTACAGCCGACAAGATAGATTTGGCGACTATGCCAGATAATAAATACACGACTACTGAGGTAGACACTGGTAAAAAATGGATAAATGGCAAAACTATTTATCAAAAGACTTTTATAATGGGTGGACTCGGTTTAGCTACTACTATTAAAAAACCGCACAACATCTCTAATTTAGATATGGTGATTAGGATTCAAGGTATCGCCAAAGAAAACTCAATTGGGGCGACAATTAACTTGCCGCACGCTGCTGACCAACAAGCTTATACAGTGACAGTATACGCTGATAACACAAACGTAAATATTCAAACATATGCTGATCAGCGCGGCTATGCTCAATCTTATGTGACTCTATGGTACACGAAAAAATAACTAGATTTAACCTATAGCTATCCAATTCACATAATATGTTCCTAAAAGTTGAGCGCCGTCAAATCGACGGCATCGAGCCGTAAATGAGGTATTCGTTACACCTACAGCGCTAAAAGCACAGCCGCCCCACGAAGAATTCGGGGTGTCCGTCCAGCTGTCCCCAGGCTGACCATACCCACCAAAAGAACAAACTACAGTAGGAATTGTTTTGAATTGCTTTGGAAAAGTGATTGTTGCAGCAGCTTCGACTGCTTGAGCGGGAACATTGAGCATAGCTACACCACACTGTACATTCACAGGCTTATCAGTAGTCGTGTTATTTCGCTTTACTTTTACTTTTTCTTCGAGCGGCATTGTCGTAAAGTCTATCTTGTGAGTATTGACTTTTACGCTAGAGTTTGCTAATATAAGAACATATCAGATACGCATTTGATAACCTCGGTCGTTTTTGGCTGAGGTTTTCTTTGTCTAAAAATAACCTCTTACTCAAAATCGATAAATCGTGAAAAAGTTGTCAAGGGTTTTGCACCAAATTCTTGTATCTTTTTTGCAACAAATAAATTTCACCTGTGGAAAATGAAGGTGCTAGTTTTTCATTGGCTTAAAAAGAGGGTAAAAGAATGGGGAAAATTGTTCATATTTCTGAGATTAAAACGCCATTGACAGAAGCCATTAAGAAATGGAGAGCTGACAATGTATGATTTTGACAAACAACAGATAATCGAGCCAAAGCGTCAATTTACGGGCGTTTGGCTACCAAAAAAGCTACTGTTAGACGAAAGACTAACCGCTGCTGATAAAATCCTTTACGCTGAAATAGCAAGTTTTGGCGAAAAGGGATGTTGGAAGCGTGCCGATGAGTTACAACAGCTGTGTGGTGTGGGGCGAGACGGTCTTCAGTCTGCTTGTAAACGATTACGAGAGACTGGCTATATTGTCGAGCGTAGGATGTATGGTCGAATAGTACGTACGTTAGCCGTTTATTCAACAGCCGTGAAATCCCATCAACAGGATAATCCGGTTGTTCATCAGCCGGAAAAACCGGTTGTTCAAGAACAGGATAATCCGGTCGTTGTACAACAGGATAATCCGGTTGTTCATAAAGATAACACAAAAGATAACACTATATATATTAATAGTGAAGTTAGTAAAAAACTATTAGATCTACTAAACGAAAAAACCAAACGTAATTTCAGAATACTTCCACGAGGCTATAAAGAAACCTTGAAGAAGTTCTCGTTAGAAGAAATCGGTAAAGCACTAGACGTACTCGTTGAAGACGATTGGCACTCAAAGAAGATTAACGAATTAAAAAGCGACTATCTACTCAGAGCCTCCACGATAGACAACATGCTCTCAAAGCGAAAAAAGCAACATGAAGGCATGGCAGACCTAGATGAGTTAATGGGAGATGGTTCATGGATGGCTTAAAAATCGATTTAGAGGACGCCTCAGAGCATTTTGTTGCGGAAACGATAAAATACCACAATGAAGAGATAAAGTCGCTCAGAAGCGATTACATGACGTTACAGGACATATCTAACATTAATCACGATGTCGACAATTACAAAGAGATATTCCAAACCATTGAAGACAAAGCAAATTGGCATAAATCAAAAATCAGGGAGATACTACGTGGACAATTTAACCTATCTTAAATCTAAAATCGACACACTGAAGTCGAACGACCGACTAGACCTTTACGAATACGTGCTTGGAGCGTCTGCTAAAACTGCGAAATCCGCAGCAGCAGAACTCGAATTCACGATGATGGCAGACTATCACGACGAAATCGAAGAGCGTATGAAAAACTGGGGTAAAATCATCGGATTAAGAACAGGAAACTGGGTGCTTGACCGTATGACAATGGGATTAGCGCCAGGAGAGCTAACTGTTATCGGAGGAGCTACCAGTAATGGTAAAACAGCCCTAAGTATGAATATCGCGGCTAATGTAGCTAAACAAAACAAATCTGTTTTATTCGTTACTTTGGAAATGACTCACGGCGAAGCAGGTGTTCGATTTAGAAAAATCCTTGGCGAAACAGAATACGAAAAGTGTGCAGCTGGCATATTTTTCCAAAAAAACGATGAATTAAGCTGGCACTCAATCGACGGATTGGTCCGAAAAGCCAAAGAAGAAGCCAACTGTGAACTTGTCGTGATTGATCATCTTCATTACTTTACACGAGAAATCCAAAACGTCGCTGAAGAATTGGGAAATATAACAAAAGAGCTAAAGAAGAACGCAATCAGGCATCAGATTCCTATCATTCTAATCAGTCATACACGAAAAGCACCAGACAGCCATACACGAAAGACTGGGATAAACGACTTGCGAGGTTCGAGCTATATTGCACAGGACGCGGATATCGTCTTAATGGTTGAACGAAATATGAAAGATTTTCCTAATGATATCATCGTTACTTTAGAGAAAAACCGCAACAGGTACGGTTGCAAAGTTGGTACATCTTACCATTTTGAATTTAGGGAGCTTAAGGTGATTGAACCATCAAGAAACGATAGGTTCGACACGTAGGACTTTGTGAATTTTACACTATGCAGACACGGCTAGACATGGCAAAATTAAATAAGAAATTAGCCATATCTACTGCCGAGTTGACGACCGTGTGGGTGGTCTGAAAGCAACACTAGTTGGGCACCTCAAAATCCTACATTTAACTTAAATTGTGGGAGAATTATGGATAAAAGTACTACGTTGGAGCGTGCGTTGTTTTACTTTGTGAAACATAAAGAAGCGCATGGTAAAGCCACCAATACGACAAAAGCAACTTACATTTGTATTCTTGAAGACTTTATCAAATCGATAAAAGCCGATACGGTTGGCGACTTAGATATTTTGATGATTGATAACTTTATCGACACCTTATCTTTGAAAAGCTACAAGCCGAAAACTATCAAAAATAAAATCGTGGTTATTAGAAGTTTTATCAAATTTTTGTATTCTAAAAACCTTATAGACATCAGACCTGAAGCGATTGAAATACCAAGAACCGTTGAAGTAGAGGCTAATTTTTTAGATGAAGAAGAACAATGTGCTCTGATAAAATCCGCTAGAAATCTAAGAGATAAAGCCTTGATTATGACTATATTAAGCAGTGGGTTGCGGGCTTCCGAAATCTTAAATCTCAAGGAGGATGATTTATACAGAAGGTCTCTTATAGTTTCTAGAGGAAAAGGCGGAAAGCCAAGAGTAACTTTTATCGATCCTCTAACAGAAAAGTCTATTAGAGAATATCATCACAAAAGAGAAGTAGACTCTGTTTTTGTTTTCACGAACTCTTTTGGAAAGCCTCTCAGCCGACAATATCTCTCAAGAATGATATCCGAAACCGCTCTAAGAGCTGGGATTAAAAAGAGAGTAAGCGCGCACACTTTAAGACATAGTTTCGCTACTAATATGCTACGAAAAGGAGCAAGAATTGAAGATGTTCAGCCTTTAATGGGTCATTCAAACATCTCAACCACTAGATTGTACATGCATTTTACGAACGAATATTTAAGAGAACGCTACGATATGTTCAATAAAGATATTGACAAAACGCTCGCGGTTTGCTAAGATAAGAGTATCAAAGTTGAAAGACTTTAGTAATTTTACAATGATTGCTTTGTAGATAATAAAGGTTTCACCTTTACATTTGCCGCTTTAGCTCAGTTGGCTAGAGCAACGGTTTTGTAAACCACCGCCTTTATGGCGGTTCTTTTTTTATCTACATCACGAAAGTGGTGTTTTTTAATTTCCACGAGGTTGTCAAATGCGTATCTGATAGCCTCGTGCAGAATTAACAAACTGTAATATTACGATTACGTAAGCGACACCGTAAAAGAGCGTACGACGAAAATTATACAAGCGTGACAGATTGCTCGAAGGTTCAGGCGTAACACGTGTAGAAGTTAGTATTTTAACAATTTGGAATTAGTGGGTAGCGTCGAGCGGTTTGATAGCCGCTAGCACATTTTTAATTCAGCTGGCGTTCGATGGGTTAAGTTTTATTACAACTTTGTAGTTCTTGTTTATTTTCGAACGCTCAGCGCTGCTCACTACAGGTCTCCCACACCTGCGCTAAAAAGTGGGCAGTATAAAGCAAAAACCGCTCGAAAGAGCGGCTACAAAGCCATTATATCAAATGGCAGATTGAGAGTAAATATGAAAATTAACGTAAAGCAAATTAGAGCAAGTTATCGCTTTGATTTCTTTGATAACGAGTGGTATTGCAACCACGATAACCTAGAAGTAATTCAACCTTGCTGTTCAGGTAAAGAAGCTGAATGGTGCGGTTGCCAGGGCGAACCTGAGTTTTATTGTCCAAATCCTGATTGTGACGGAATTGAGGACGAAGTTGTAAACATATGTGCTAGAGAGGAATTAATACAATGTCTAGCTTAAAAGAGAATAAAGAAAACAAAAAACAAAACAAGGAGAAGAAAATGAAAAAACTTAATATTGAAACTATCAAAACTATTATTATTACTATTTTAATTACAGGGATCATCGCTTTTATCGGCGGTATGCAATATCAGAAGAACCAGACTGAACAAGTCAAAACTGAAGCAGCGACAATCGTCAAGAATGTCAAAGTTGAAGTGTCAAAACAGTAGCGACGGAAAAGCGGCAACCGTCGCCACCACAAACTGCCGCAAGGGTTGAAGCCTCGCCTACACCTCAAAAACCTGCTGTGGAGGCAGGACGTGTAGGCGGCTGCGACAGGTTTCAACCTTTACTTGAGAAATACAACTGGGACGTGCGAATTATGAAAGCCATTATGCAAGCTGAAAGCTCGTGTAATGAAAACGCTACAGGCGACACGAGCCTGACATTTACACAAAACGGAAGAATATACGGTTATTCAGTCTCTCTATTTCAGGTAAGGATTTTGCCTGGTCGAGAAGCTTGTGATTCGCACAATCCAGAAATAAACATTGACTGCGCTTATCACGTGTGGAAAACACAAGGATATAAAGCTTGGTCAGTTTACACAAATGGAAGATATTTAAGATTTTTATAGAAAGGAGGCATAGATGAGTGAATTATACAAAGCCCTACAAGAGTTTCGTAAAATAACACCACTTGTGAAAGCCTCAAAAGAGAACCCGTATTTCAAAAGCAAGTATGCAGACTACAACATTGTAGTTAGTGAAACACGAGAGGATTTAGAGAAATGTGGATTGATGGTTAAACAAACAATTAGCCATATCGATACTAAAACAGCTATTAGGACAAAGCTTATTCACCTAGAAAGCGGTGAGGTGCTTGAAGATGTTGCACCAGTTGAAAGCGCGCCTAACAATCCTCAGACGCAAGGCTCAGGCATTACTTACATGAAGCGATATTCATACATAGCAATGCTTGATTTACTTGTCGATACTGATGATGACGGTAATCTTGAACGCAAACTCAAAGAAAGAACCGACAAAGAGTCTGCTGACCTAAAAGCTGCTGAAAAAGCCTTACGAGCTTGTAAGACTTTAGGTGAATTAAAAGAAAAGTATATTGAGATCCTCAAAGCTAATCCAAAGCTATCACGTGAGCTTGTCGGCGTTAAGGATGAGGTAAAGGCAAAGCTAGGAGGTAACGAATGAAAATCCTAGATCTTGAACAACGAAGTCAAGAATGGTTGGATTTTCACGAAGGCAGGATTTCAGGCTCATCAGCAAAAGATTATTCATCAGTTCGGTATATACCAAAAGCCGAGCTGATCGAATTTGCTGAAAGTAAAGGCTATGATTTTCCAAAAAATCTAACCATGGATAATATCAAGGCGATGCTTGCAGAAGATGAATTGAATGAACTCTATGCGAATGTTCAAATAAACGATTCAATCTATAAGTTAATTGCTCAACGAATAGCCAAACCAATTAATCCGAATGACTACGCAGATAGAATACCAGAAGGCGCTACTTATTCGGCTATGCTGAGAGGTCAAATCCTAGAAGATGAAGCTAGGGAGCTGATTTCTGAAAAACTTGGCAAGAAAATTATCCCTGGTCGAGTTTGGCAATCTGAAGAAAACGAATATATGATTTGCTCACCAGACGGCGAAATTGTAGACGATACAGGAAAAGTCTCAGAGGCTGTAGAAATCAAATGCTTGGATAGTTGGAAAGTGGTCAAAGCTTACTATGAAAAACATCCGCCACTTGATTATGAAGCCCAGATTATTCAGTACTTCTTAGTAAATGAAAATCTACAAAAACTCTACTTCTGTATTTATTCGGACGTGTTCACGAATCCCGATTTAGGGTTACAAATATTTGAATTAAAGCGAGAAGATTATCGAGAAAAAATCGAGCTAACTGGCAGAGTGCAAAACGCCACTCTTGGATTAGTTGAAAGAGAAGTCCAAAAATTAATGTTCTAAGGAAAGGATAAGGGGTATGACGGACGAAGAATTGAAGAATATGAAATTAAGTGAGGAAGATTTGAAAGAGTCGACATATTTTACTGAGGGTGTTCACGCTGTAACAATCACCGAAGCTACTTTTGAAAAAAATGCAAACGATAAAGTGTTTCTGAATGTGAAGGTTCAAGGCACAAACGGTGAGCAAGGCGATGCCAAGTTATGGTTTACTGGTGCGGCAACGCCTTTTTCTGTTGATAAAATCCGTAAGATTTTTGTACATAATGCAAAAGATGATGAGCAGAAACAGAAGATTCGTGACTTTTTCAAATCTATGAAGAGCCTATATGAAATGTCTCAATTAATCCAGAAATTGCCAGGAAAGTCTTGTTGGTACACAATCCAAAAAACAGAAGAGACATATATAGATAATAACGGTGACGAGAAATATCGATATGAGCGAAATATCTGGGGATATGAGCCAAAGCTGAAGAGTAAATCTGAAAATATTACTGAAGACATTGACCTTAGCGAGCCTGTCGATTTGAGCGAAATACCTTTTTAGGAGGTTAAATGACGAGAAGAAAAAAAGTCTACCTTCTCGAAACTGACAATGGGTTTACTATCAGAATTGTAGACCCAGACCTCAGTTTTATGAGGAAGTATAAATGGTCATTTATAGATAATGACTTGGTAGTCTCACGCAGACTTGAAAAGGGGGAAGATGATGGGTTTACAGAAATTGTATCTAGTAAAAAGCGACGATTCAAATCGAAACTTTAGAAAGCGAAAAGACGCACGGCAATTTCAGAAAAAATACGGTGGAGTAATTCACAAAATAACAATGATAGATAATTTCATTGTCGAGAGGGTAATGTGATGAAAGATTTGTTCAAAAAAGAGCGTGAAGCCTGGATAGAAAACGCTCGTGTAACCGCTAAGAAACTATTAGAAGATAAATCGCTTATCACGATCGAGGACGTCTTAAAAGAGTGCCCTCGCCCTGAATACATACACAGGAACACAACTGGCAACATATTCAGATGTGATGATTTTAAGCCTGTTGGCTGGCGAAAAAGTGAACGACCGATCATGAATGGCAGATTCGTAAGAGTTTGGCGTTTAGGAGAATAGCGTGGCGAGTCGAAAATTAATTCAGAAAGCTGATAGGGTTTTCTCAAAATACATACGAATGAGAGATTCTGAAGACGGATTTTTTGTCTGTTGTTCTTGTGGTCAGAGAAAGCCTTTTGAACAGGCTGACGCTGGACACTTCATAAATAGAAGATGGATGGCTCTCAGATACGACGAGCGAAACGTACACGCACAATGTCGGTCATGTAATCGATTCGATGAAGGAAATATGATTGGCTACACAAGATTCATGCTTAAAACTTACGGTGAGGATGTTGTTGACCTGTTAGAAAGCATGAAAAAGCCCTACAAATGGACAGACGGAGAGCTGGAAATCTTAATTAAAGACTTAAAAAACAAAGGACAATAAATGTTTATTTTAATTTGGATAATAATCGTCATGTTCTTGCTAATTTTCGTAGCAATCTCAGAGTACGAAATAGCTAAGCAAGACGCAGAATGGATAAAAGAAGCAAAGGAGAAAAATCAATGGAAAAAGAAGTAATACAACCTTATTACGAGGACGACTATCAATCGCTAGATGAGATGAGTACTATCGACTTACTAGAAATGAAGGATAGTGCGTTAGAAGAATTAAACGAGCGAGAGCATATTATTCATCGAATCAATCAAATATTAGACAGTCGTATCGAAGGCGAACGACCTAAGCTATTTTAAGGAAAAGATATGAAATACAAGCTTCTAAAAGATACGCCTACAATCAAAGCTGGAACTATATTTGAAAAAGTCGTTCGTGGCGTTGATGGAATAAAAGGGTCAGCTGTAGTTATACCAATCGGAGCCAACACAGATTTTCAGTGGACTATTAAAGATATAGATAACTTTGACGAGTGGTTTGAGGAAATCGAAGAACCATTAGACAGTATTCATTGGGAGCCTAAAATTGGTGATAGGTGTTTTATTCTTGAGAATACCAATATAAGACCAACAAACTATACTGGAATGTTACGTGATTACAATGCTTGGCGTACTGGCAGAGTATTCCGCACTGAAGAAGAGTGCGAAAAAGCACGCGACCGTGAACTAGCAGAAGTCAGACTACAACGAACCTCAAACTTTGAGCCAGATTTTGAGGATTGTAGAGGTGGATGGGTAGTCTACTACAATTACAAGGACAAAGAACTATACGCATACGATACTGACTATGACGATTCTGGTGAAATCGTACGCTATGCAACCAAAGAAGAAGCTGAAAAATCTATAAGAGAAAATCGAGAAGATTGGATGAAACATTTTGGAGTAAAGGAGTAAAGTATGGCTGGCAATACGATTGGTGGTAAGAAAGCCGCTCAGAAAAACCTAGCAAGCAACCCGAACTTTTATGCAGAAATCGGACGAAAAGGCGGCTCTGCTACATTTGCATCACACGGAACTTGTAAAGGATTCGCACAAGATATCGAATGCGATTGCGATCTAATCGACGGTCCTCACTTTGTAAAAAAGTGTGCAGGTAAAAAAGGCGGTCGTATCAGTAAACGAAAGTAACAGAAAGGAGTTTTTGTGTGGAGGTTATGGCATAAATTATTCGGTTGGGATTACATTCAATGGAATCTAGGTACGCACGGAATTAGACGAATACGAGTAGCCCCGAATGGACTTGTCTATTTTATGTGTCTTGGTGAGATTATTAATCTAGCTGAACCAGGATACCATAAAATTATGTACTTGACTTGCTCGAAGGATAAATACGTCAGGTAAACGGGTACAATTTGTACCCAGTAGAACATTAACATCAACCGCAGAACTGGACAGATGACTATTTTGCCCACCCGAGTCGTCTGTTCAACTGGCGACATAATCTGAGGAATAAAGCTGGGTTCCCGAATGGGAGTAAGCCGAAAGGTGAGAAATCCTTTGCTCCGTGATTGTGTTGTCAACTGGCAACATCAAACCTTAAAGTAATTAACTCACTTAATGATATACAAATTGGTGTTGTCAACTGGCTATATAAGTGGCGGAATAGGTAGACGCTAAAAGGAGAAGATGTAAGAGTCCGTTAGCTTCGAAGGGTCTAATGGCTGGTGTTGCGTTACGGCGGATTTAGAGTGATGACGTGGAGTTATTCATGGAGCTACACGAACAGCTTGTTGTTACCGTCGGACAGCCCAACAGAACCAGGTAACGAGGCGTCCATGAAACGCCTACAATACCTCGACTCGCTGTGATGTGCAAATCATCACCTTATATAGCCAACCAGTTCTGCGGTTGAATTAAACTACACGAAATTGTGTAAATAAGGAAGATTATGACCAAGCCACACTTTAGCTCATTAAGAATGGACTGGCGAACGCCCAAAGCTGTCTATCAGGTTCTTGATTCAGAGTTTCAGTTTGACCACGACCCATGTCCTGCTGGTTGGGACGGCAAAATTGATGGGCTGTCCAGCGATTGGGGCAAATCAAACTACGTCAACCCACCATACGGTAGAGAATTACCAAAATGGATTGAGAAAGGTCACCAGGAATGGCAGAAAGGTAAAACAGTCGTGTTTTTAATACCCAGCCGCACCGACACACGCTGGTGGCACGACTACTGCATGAAAGCAACCGAAATTCGTTACATAAAAGGCAGGCTTAAGTTTGATGACCAATCAAACCCGGCACCATTTCCGAGCGCGATAGTGATTTTCAAAGGGAATATCAACTAAACCACTATAAAAAGGAGATATATGAAGAAAATGAAGTCTAAAATTGACTGGATGTTAATAGGTATTATCGTAGTGGCAAGTTTACCAATTATTGCCACTGGATCTCTGCTTGTTGTTTGGGAACTTCAAATGAATGAACAAGAGATTCAAAACAAGAACACTGAAGCCCGCTGTAAAACGGTTGGTGGTGAAATGGGATATTCAAAATGCTACAAGGACGGAAAGGAAATCTAATGCGTGATATCAAATTTAGAATCTGGGACGGAGCTAAAAATGAATGGCTTGCCTCGAGCGACAAGGACGCTTTGCCATATTATGGCTTTGCCTTCGTCGGTGAAGTTATGACTGTCCAGTCACCACCAATTTGGTCACTTGATGAAGGTAATGTTGTTGAGCAATTCACAGGACTAAAAGACATTAATGGTACAGAGATTTACGAGGGTGATATCTGCTCTTTCACTAGCAAAACTGGTAAACATGTGGGCACAGTAGAGTGGACAGATGATTTAGCTGGTTTCGGATTACGAATGGTCAAAAATAACTTCTTATATACTTTTTCCGAGCTAGATACTATGGGGGTTAATCTTGATACGTTGGAAGTTGTCGGTAATATTCACGAAAACCCCGAGTTGTTAGAGGATAAATGAAAATCTATAACGTAGAGAGTAAAAATAAGTCTGTTGAATAATTTTCTGGTATAATTGAATTACGGGCTAAGCTGTTTGATTGTCGGCTTACATAATCCTATAAAAAACTACTACTTTTGATCGAGGGTAGTTTTTTTATTTTGCCAAAAAATCCTAAAAGGCGGATTACTTGTTTACCTCTATTTATGCTATAATATAAGTACAGTATGTGAGTTGAAAGAACGCAACTCTGAAGTAAAACGTTCTTATGTATTTTTAAAATGAGGTGGATATAAATGGATAAAAAACCAAGAAAGCTAAATCCAAGGCAAGAAAGATTCTGTCAACTATATGCGAGCGATAGAGAATTTTTTGGCAATGGCGTGCAAAGTTATATTGAAGCCTACCAGCCCGATCAGTCAAAGCCTAATTGGTATAATGCTGCCAAGACGAGAGCTTCTGAACTCCTGACTAGTCGTAACGTTTTAAGGAGGATAGACGAGCTATTTGAGGCTGGTGGATTGAATGACCAGTTTGTTGATAAACAGATGGAGAAGCTTATCACACAGGACGCTGATTTCAAAGCTAAGATGTCAGCAATTAAAGAATACAACAAGCTCAAACAGCGAATAACCGAAAAGAAGGAAGTCCATGTCAAACTTCCTAAACCAATCCTTGGTGATTTGGTGGAGGGCGAACAATAATATGTTCGTCTTGACCAGTTCAACAAAAAAGCTGGCTAAGATGACAAAACGTATCCGTGGCGTATGTGGTGGAACATCGGCCGGCAAGACTATATCTATTCTTCAAATACTTATCAGTAAGGCTCAGAAAGACAAGCGACCGACTTTAACAAGTGTTGTGTCTGAATCATTTCCACACCTTAAAAGAGGTGCTATGCGTGATTTTAAGAATATTATGCAGGAACACGGCTATTGGAAAGAATCAGCTTGGAACGCTACAGACTCTATTTATACATTTGAAACAGGCTCTAAGATAGAGTTTTTCAGTGCCGACCAGCCTAGTAAAGTGCGTGGTCCACGTCGCGACCGATTATTTATAAACGAGTGTAACAACGTAGCTTATGAATCGTTTGACCAATTAGCAGTGCGTACTAGATTAGAGATTTGGCTAGACTGGAACCCAACGAACGAGTTTTGGTTCTATGACTTATTAAATACACGCGATGATGTCGAGATGATTACAGTTACTTATAAAGATAATGAAGGTCTGCCTGAAACAATCGTAAAAGACATCGAGGCTCACAAATCAAACAAAAACTGGTGGACTGTTTACGGATTAGGTCAACTAGGAGAGGTTGAAGGCAGGATCTACAAAGGCTGGAAGATTATAGACGAAATACCTCACGAAGCCCGCTTAGAGGGTTATGGATTGGATTTTGGATATTCAAACGACCCTACAGCAGTAGTCGCAGTCTACTATTACAACGGCGGATATGTCTTAGATGAAATACTTTACAGAAAAGGTATGAGCAATCAACAAATCGCCTCATTTATGAATAACTTAGATTTTGGTGTGATTGTAGCAGACTCAGCGGAGCCGAAGTCTATCGATGAACTGCAGATGTACGGATTGTCTGTTGTCGCAGCGAAAAAAGGCAGTGGCTCTATTTTGCAAGGGATTGGCTATGTGCAAGAGCAGAGTATCTCAATGACCAAGCGAAGTGTTAATTTAATTAAAGAATACAGAAATTATCTCTGGCAGACAGACAAAGACGGCAAGACCATAAACATACCAGAGGGTGGATTCGATCACGCACTAGACGCTGTGAGGTATAAGCTATCAAGCATATTAAAACCTAAGTATGAAATAAGACCAACCGTTCAGTCTTCAGGGGAGTTATCTGCATTATGGAGCTAAGATTCGGTGAGGTAAGAAATAAATACACTATGGAGGGTGTGGAAGTGGAAGAAGTTCGAAAAATAAGAGATTATATGACGGCTCAGAGTATTAGGTCGTTTACAATCTCATCGAAAGTATCAACCTTTACAGAAGTCAGGCAAGAGTTTGAGGACTTAATAAAACAAGCAGAAAATGGGGAATGTTTAGACATATCCTTAAACGTCAGAATAGACAAGAAAACAGGATTGCCTCAGATGGTTAAAAAGACTATTTTAGATAAAAACTCACGACTATAGACGTTTTTATTCAAATGTGATATTATAGACATGTAACAAGCTACTGGGAAATGCCCAGCGTGATGATTACGTAACAGTAATTTTTACGTTGGGGGAAACCAGTGGCTTTTTCTTTTATAGATGAATCTAACATCGGCGATGCTTACTATGAGAGTAAGCAGAAGTACCAGGCAGTTTTATCTGGTATTGACGAGCTTGAGCGTATTGCTCTAAACAAACCTAAGCCAAACATACCGGCTGGCTTACCTAATGTTACAGACGGAACTACAGCTAGTTATATTCAATCTCGCCCTAAGAGCGTTATTCAGCAGCTACCAACTGGATTAGTTACTAGTCTAGATAAAGACAAAGATTTAGCAAATATCGCTAATTTAGTCTTAACTGAAGAAATCTTACTAAATGCCAACACGACGGGCAGTGTTATTCAAAAGTCATGGGGAGCCTTAAGCAAAGCTATGACTTACGGCTCACAGCCTGCTTATTGTTTTTATACACAACATGGAAATTATTTTGGAGCAGACTTCAAACTACCTTATATCAAAGACGTTATTTTAGAGGCTGGAAAAGTATATGACAAAGACTGTAACGTTATTTTCTTAAGGGCTTGGTATCAACCGAGCGATATCAAATATCTAATTCATCGAGAAAAACAATTAAGTAAACAGGGTATAAAGAGTGGTTGGAGATTAGATAAACTTACTCAACTAGAGGCAAAGGAAAAATCAGACGAAAGCAAATCGCCAGCTGAGCGAGAAAAGAACCTTGAAGTTGGTGGTATAGAGATTATTTTCGCATTTCAGAATGGCGTAGGAGCTACTTTTTACGGATATAGCCCAGAGATTAGCGAAGTAGTCTATTCAACTATAAATCCAGACCCACGAGGCATTATCCCAATTCATTTTATATATCACGATATGGATATGTCTAATCCAATCGGCCGTGGTGCAGTCGAGCTTGTAGCAGGACTTCAAAACATGCTTGATTCAGAAATGCAGATGTATCAATACGCACAAGCCCTAAGCCTTAACCCACCACTAATTAAGCGAGGTTCATTTGATACTTCAACTATACGATTCAAAGTAAACGCAATATGGGATTTGGGAGCAGATCAAAACGCAAGCATCTCACCTGCTAATATTTCAACTAATGGAATAACTAACTTCTCAAATAATTACGGTTTAATTAAAAGTCAAATATTAAACTTGAACAACTCAAACGATACAAGTGTTTCTGCTGAAGTCGGAAATCCTGGATTCTCAAAGACAGATAGCGGAGTGAAGGCGCAACAGGAGCGTGTTGGTGTTAGTGATAACCATCTTCGTAAACAATTCGAAGGCTGGTTTGGTGATGTCTGTGAGACTATGCTTAATATTCATTTTGCTTTGTCTGAGGGTAAAAAAGATATTGACCTCACCCAGGAATATATTAAGCGCCGACAACTTGAAGAACCTAATTTTAACAAAAGTATAGCTACTGTCGACTATAACAAGAAGCTAAAAGGGTTCAAGTTCAAAGTTGACGCTTCTACCTCAAAGCTTAAAGATGACGAGCAATCTATGGAGAATCTAAAGGGAATCTTAGAGTTGGCTCAGTCTGACCCTGAGTTAGGACAGATTATCCGCAAAGACCAATTATTGAAGCGAATGATTAACAAATCGGGTGTTGACGACCCTGAAGAGTTGGTTATTGACCTAGACCAAAACAATAACGGCATAGCCGACAGTGAGGAACAGTATGAATAACGATTTGATCCCAAACAGTGGGTTTTCTTTGGATATCCCAGAAGAGCGGAAGACTAAAGAAAGCAAGGAGAGGATTGCGGCTAAAGAAGAGATTAGCCTGCTAAAAACTCTACTCAACGGAATTGATGAAAAGATCCAACTAGCCCAAAACATCAATCAATTAACAATGAATCCTGAGACTTCTGAAAAATCCCTAAAAGTACAGATATTAGCTGCTAGGTGGCGCGTGAATGACCTTATAGAACTTAAGTCGTGGATAAAAGCCCAGACAGACAAGGTGCAAGAAAATGACTGAGGACGTTAGAGACAAGCTGGAACAGCCGCTAGAAACTGAATCACTACTTGCTAGTCACGAATTCAGACAGGAGGGCAGGGTTTTGATTTGCGTTGACGACCCAAGCTTAACAGCAGTACTACCGCTGGGTGTTTATTTGGTTGGTGAGAAAGGAGCGTATCGACTAGAGAAGTTATTCTAGGCGGGTTGTTACCTGTAGAGATAAGACCTTAGTAGTATCTCCGCAGGTAAGAGCTCATCTCCTTGAACTCTCGTCATCATACCGACGCAAAAGGGTGCAAATAACTAAATAAAGGAGCAAAAACGTGGAAAATACCACTACAGACGCAAACACAAGCCAGAGTGCGGCAGATGTGTCGTCAACATCACAAAACTCAACCGATAACACTGATGAAAAATCGCTAACAGACGGCTTCTGGGGCGATGAGGATTCAGGCGAACAGTCGGAGGGCGAGTCCAAAACAGACGAGACCCAAGAAATAGAAACTGAGGATAAATCTGAAGATAAATCCGAAGAAAAGCCGGAATTTCCGAAAGCAGAAAAGCGCAAAGCTCAACTGAATGACGAAATTAGAGGGTTGGTGTCCCGACGGGAAGAGCTAAAGCGAGAAGTAGCTGAATACGAAGGTATCAAACAGTTACAAAGCTCAATTAGTGAAAGCCGAATAACACCAGAACAACTAGAAGCTGCAGGATTAGATCCACAAGACGCTGCTATCCAAGCCCTTCTATACAATCAGGAGCTTGACCAACAGCAGTCGCAGGTAAACGAAATATCGGCAAATATTGCTGACCTTCAGTACAATATGTCGCTCGATAGAGTAGAACTGCTTAAAGACTATCCTGTATTCGATGAAACTTCACCTGAATACAATGCAGACTTCACAAAAAAAGCAGCTGACATGTACGTAAGTGCAGCAAATCTGCAATTTAACGAAGAGGGCGCGCCAATCTCAGCGGATAAAAAGCTCTATGAGTTTATGACAGACTTGTATGGCATTTACGAAGAAGGTCTGAAAGCTGGCGGTAAGAAGATATCTAGGGCAAAGCAATCTGCGGCAGTAATGAACGCAGGCGGAATCTCTGTATCAGGAGAAGTAGACGAAAAGCAATTTGTAAACGGGTTCTTCAATTAAATCCTTCAATCTAAAAAATTAACTATAGGAGAAAAATAAAATGGCTATTAATTTGCCACAGGCATACTCAAAAATCCTTGACAAGGGATATACACTTAAATCATTAACAGCACCTGCCTTTAAGGGTAAATATGAAGTTGTTGGTGGTACTACTAAATCATTTAAGGTGTACAGCACAGACGCAGCTGCTCTGTATGACTATTCTGCAAATAAGAATGCTAGCGGTCAGGGTGTTGGCTCATTCGGCTACAAGTATTCAGCAGCTGGTAATAAAGAGCAAGTTATTACGGCTTCTCAGGACAAAGCCTTCTCACAGCAAATCGATAAGGCTGACGCTAAGTTCTCACGCGATGGCTCACTCGACGCTAAAGAAGTTATGCGTGTAACTCTAGAAGAGTCTATTTACCCAACAATGGATAAATACAACATTGACGCATTAGCAAAAGCAGCTGAAACTACAGCAGTTAAGACTTTGACTATTACTAAGGCAAATGCTTATGAAACATTTATGGCTATGACTACTGCTCAAACAAACGCTAAAGTACCTCACAAGGGTCGTGTTGCGTTCGTAGCCGCAAGTGCATACTCATTACTAAAACAAGACGGTAGCTTCACACCAGCTAGCGAAATGACCGCTAAGAGTCGCCGTGATGGTAACTATGGTGAAATTGACGGCTGTATGATTATCGAAGTTCCAGATGACTACATGCCAACTAAGACGACTATCGTTTTGACTCACGAAGACGCAGCAGCAGCTCCAAAATACTTGTCTGAGTACAAGCAGGGTGAATTTGGTCCAGAGGCTAGCGGTTACTATGTAGCTGGTCGCGTTGTATACGAAGCATTCGTATTCAACAAGAAAAAGGGTGCTATTCAAGTTCTGAAGAATGCCTAGCAATTTGGGGCGGGGAAACTCGCCCCTTCTCCGCGTTTTGCCTCTCCGCGATAAATGAGAGGTCGAAGATTAACAATTTGGAGAGAGACTTGGTAGAGTGTGTTATGGATCGCTCTATGGTGCTATAATGATGGCAAATCATTTAATCTTGTGGGAGAAGATAGATGAACAAAGCCCAAAAAATCATTGCTGGTATAGCAGGTGCTGGTATATTATCTGCACTCGTTGCAACAGCACAACCTAGCACTCAACAAAGTGACATACAGCCAGTAGTACAACCTGTAACATATTCAGACTGTAGAACGGAAGAAATACCGTTTGAAACGCAGTATGAGGGTGAGACGGGTCAATATGGCTACACTGAAACGATAAAGCAACAGGGCGTCGTTGGCGTCAGGAAAATCTGTAAGCCAAATAAGCCTGGTCACACAGATAAGGTAGATGTGATTACTCGACCAGTGACTCATATCATTGTCCGTACACCAAAACCAGCACCGCAGCCAGTACAGCAGCAACACTATCGTGTTGGAGCAATATGTCGTGACGGTTGGCGATCATACGCTACTGGTAGAGGAGCTTGCTCACACCACGGTGGAGTATCGGAGTGGTTGTATGAGTGAAAAATCAGAAACTAAGCTTGTGCTAGTCATCATATTAATTATGGTGATTATCTCAGTTGCTCTTGTATTTGATATGAAAAGGCAGGATGAGATAAGAAAGCTGGAAAATAAATCGTTCACAAACTTGAGCAATGGATTGGCAGACTTTAGCAGTGCTTGGTACAGACTTACTGATGAAGCTAAAGCTACATATCCTTGCGAAGAATTGTCGATGGAAGAGAATAAGAAGGATTGCAAAGAGTTTAGGGGATTTGCTATAGAAAGAATACGCAAAGGTAAATAGACTTGACAAACTACCTCTGTTGTGCTAGTGTGTAAACATGAAAAAGGTCATAGTCATCACTGTTGTTCTGGCGCTTGTAGTGGGCGTTGGCGGTGGAGTATGGCTAAAGACCCGTCTGGATGCTCAGGCAGCTGCTGGAGTGGCTCAGGAACAGAAACAGGAGCAACCAAAGAGCAAGTATGATGTTGGCCCAGCAGATCCTACTGAGTTATTAGAGCTAGTTAACGCTGAACGCCAGCGTGTAGGCGTGGCGCCGTTGGTGATGGATGAAAGGCTAAACGCCAGCGCGCAAGAAAAAGCAGATGACATGGTGAACCGTAATTATCGAGATCATGTATCACCCGAGGGAATACATGGGTATGAGTTGGTATTCAAACATACAGGCGGGGAATGTAGACATGC